ATGGGGATGCGGGGAATTGGTATATAAGGGACCGCATAGCAGAGGCAATATTACATGGGCATATGGAGTATGCTACATACTTATCGGTCAAATATGCTAACTATGAAAAAGACCACACAGCATTTACTTTACATTAATACTTGACAGAGTAGTATACTTATGCTATACTTAGAAAGACCTGTAGTATTTACTGTGGGCTATCGAGAGCCAGGTTGAGCCAGCGTAGCAAATCAACATTATAGAATGTAGCTACCAAAGTCCTTGAGGTAGTTAGGGGTAAGCTAGATGTCAACCACGCGCGGAAGCTTACATGGTCTGCTGAGGGAGGGCACAGACCCAAATAGTTAAATGAACAGAACCCGCAAATTACTCATAAGAATAATGGCGCGGATCAGGTGGCGCCTAGGGCTGTCCTGACGGTGTGCCCCTCCACTAGGTTCATATGAGGGGAAAGGTTACTATGGAATCAGTTATAGTCAATGTCTTACTATCTTTGCTGGCCGCCTGCGGAACAATGGTTATGTTCATTATTCGCAGGATACTTGCCAGGATAGAAAAATTAGAAGAAAGAGAACACGACTATTTAAATAAAAAAGAAATTCGTTTCACTATAGAAGACAAGGTAGAGCCTCTCCGTGAGAGGATGCACAGAATTGAGCTTAAGCTTGACGAGATAATAAATTTGTTATTAAAGAGATAGTAATGCATCACCCAATAAAAGAAATATCAGTTAATGAGGTTCAGATACCACGACGATATGTTAACCGCATCTTTGTACACTGTACAGCAAGCGAAGGAGCAGGTAAGCATTATACTGGAACACAGCTTGCACGAACAATAGATAATTGGCATAAAGCCCGATGGAGTACGGGATTGGGCTATCACTTCTTAATAGACAAAGAAGGTACCTTAATTCAGGGACGAGACCTAAGAGTGTCTCCGGCAGCACAACGAGGACACAATGTCGGTACTATTGCTATTTGCTTGCACGGTCTAATAAAGAGCAAATTCACACAGGCACAGCTAGATACACTAAAAGCATTATGTATAAGATTAAACGACCTATACGACAGCAATGTGACATTCCATGGGCACAGAGAAGTAGCCGCAAAAGAATGCCCAGTAATTGATTATAAGAATATATTGAATTTAGATTCAGCAGGAAATCTTGGTATATGAGCTTACCGTGGGACTTAACAAATATTCAGGATTATACGTCGTATGTATATGGGGAAGAGATTGATATCTCTGGAACTAAGACTATCAAGATTACCATGGAACCTCCTGCTAAAGAAGAAGGTAAATTCAGGATGAATTATACTCTCGATGTAGAAGGTACTAAATACGAACGAATCTATCCTAGAAGCACAGAAGTAAAAACAGATGGCTTTCTAGTGGAAGTATTCCAAGAGCTGGAAGAGATCTACAAATCATGATGTGGTCATATTACATGAAACTTAGAAAGACTTGGGGGCATATATAATGTTACCGCAGTTATTGGGGGTTATGGGCAGTTTTATAGCGGGCTTCTTTGGCTTTAAAAGGGAACAAGCTAAAACAATAGTAGATAGCCTTGAAGCTATAAATAAAATGGGAATAGCTGAAAGTGAGAAGGATAAAGCAAGAGCAGCGGTATTAGTAGCAGAGGCCACAAGTGAGTCCTGGCTAACTAGGACCTGGAGACCGCTAGTAATGATGATATTTGCAGGATTAGTGGTAGCTAGATGGGTGGGATATATGCCTTCGAATATGTCAGAGGCTGAACTACTAGAAGTATATGGATTACTAAAACTTGGAATTGGTGGATACATTGGAAGTAGAGGGATAGAAAAGATTGTCTCTAACTTACAATTAGGAAGTATCCTCAAGAAGTATATAGAGAAGAAGGTAGGATGAAGCAACAATTACAGCGCAGAGTGAAAGAAGCTCTAAAGCATGCTCAATCTAACGCTAATCTCTCACAGGACGAAATAAAGGCCATACGGCTTCGCTGTGAGGAGATTAAGCAGATCCTGAATGAATGTAAGCCTAAAATAAAGTCCTCTGAGAGAGGCTAATATTAGGTCCTATAAGGCTCCCTGTGGGAATCAATAACTTATGACGCATGAATATAATGAAGAAATCAACCTTAAAGTTGAAACTATGGCCTCTTGTGGAGTGCCTATTAAGATGATAGCTAAGCAGGTAGGTATCTCTGAGATGACCCTCCGTAAGTACTATGGTGATACTATGGAGACTGCTTCAATAGACAAGATATGCAATGTAGCTAATGCGCTATACATGAAAGCACTAGATGGTAATGTATCAGCCATGACCTTCTTTTTGAAAACCCAGGCCCACTGGAGAGAAGTAGACCGGAATGAAGATCAAAAGGAAGGGTCTGAACCAATTAACCGAATCCAGATCGAAGTATTACATCCTAACGACAAAAAGAAGAACAGCTTATGATAGGAGCAGAAGAATGGGTAATAGTTTGGTTGATATATTTGTACTTAGGATTATGTGTAATAACAGTTATAAAGTGGTTAGTAGATAAATATTAATGGACCTTAAATTATCTGTAACAGAGCCTCAGGCGGAGTTCTTAGCATTAACATGTAAGTACCCACTATTTGTAGGCGGATTTGGGTCAGGTAAAAGCGAGACAATGGTCTACCAAGCAATTATAGACGCATCACATAGCCCTGACGCCCTTATAGCACTATACGCACCCACCTATGACCTAGTAAAGCTAATTGTGGTTCCTAGGCTCAAAGAGAAGCTCACAGCCATGGGTATCGCTTTCGATTATAACAAGGTTGAAAATACCATAATCACTGAGGGTTCGCAGTTCGGGAACTTCATACTAAGGACCCTAGATAATCCCAGCCGAATTGTGGGATATGAGTCATATAGAGCACATATAGATGAGTTAGATACTTTAAGGGAGCCAAAGGCAGCGGAAGTATGGCGGAAAATCATAGCCCGTAATCGACAGCAGCCCAAGGGGCTAGATGATGCCTTTAACAGAGTATGTGCATACACTACCCCAGAAGGCTTTAGGTTCGCCTACAAGAGATGGGTCAAAGAGAGCACCGCCGAGTACGACTATGTGCAAGCCAGCAGCCTCACTAATCCCTTCTTGCCAGATGGATATGTGGAATCACTGCGAAGCTCTTACCCGGGGGAATTAATAGAGGCATACCTAAATGGACAATTTGTTAACCTAACCTCTGGCACAGTATATAGCAAATATGATAGAGATGGCAACAACAGCAACGAAACTATCAAGGATGGAGAAACTTTGTATATAGGATGTGATTTTAACGTAACAAAGCAGGCAGCTACAGTATATGTTAGAAGGAACGGCGGTAAGGAATGGCATGCCGCAGATGAGCTTCATAGTATGTATGATACTCCAGATATGATAAAGACAATCAAAGCAAGATACCCAAATAGTAAGATAGTCATGTACCCCGATGCTAGTGGTGCGTCCAGAAAGACTGTCAATGCATCCACATCAGATATAGCCCTATTAAAGCAAGCTGGGTTTGAAGTCAGAGTTAGAAACAGCAACCCCCTAATCAAAGACCGAGTTAATGCAACAAATAAAGCGTTTGCCAGTAAGCAGTTATTCATCAATGCAGAGAAATGCCCAACTGTAGCAGAGTGCCTAGAACAGCAAGTGTGGGACAGCAACGGTATGCCGGATAAGAAGTCTGGGAATGATCATCAGAATGATGCAACAACCTACCCCATAGCTTATGAATTACCAATTAAACGGCCTGTGGCCCACATCCAAACAAGTTATTTAGGAGCCGCTTAGATGCCAGTAAGCTCAACACATCCAGAGTACGATGCTCACATAATGAGATGGGCCTTAGTTCGAGATGTTGTAAACAGTAGAGTCAAACAGTATATAAAAGATGTAGATATCAATGACCCCTTTAGAAACAAGAGGTACAAGGATGATGCCCAATTTACTAACTTTACAGGACGTACTAAACACGGCCTATTGGGGGCCATTTTTCGTAAGAATGTATCCTCTGTGTTACCGCTGCCAATAGCATACCTAGAAGAAGACGCCACAGGCACAGGTATGTCACTAACTAAGCTTGCTCAGGAAGTTTCAGGTGAGATATTACAATCAGCAAGGTATGGGCTTTTGGTGGACTATCCAGCCAGCCAGAATGGCCTAACGGCTGCTGAAGTAGCGGATATGAATTTAGCCGCAAGAATATCAAGATATACCGCAGAATCTATTATCAATTGGTACATAGAGATAGTGAATGGCATACCCACACTCACATTAGTAGTGCTTAAAGAGTGCACTAGTGTATTAGGGGAAGATGGGTTCGAATGGCGGGAACAAACACAATACCGAGTCCTGAGAATGATAGAGGGCACCTATGTGCAGCTACTTTATAATGAGCGGGAAGAGCTAATCAATATGTATGAGCCGCTTCAATCTAATGGACAAAAATGGGATAAGATACCCTTCGTATTTGTAGGTGCAGAGGATAATGATGCATCAATAGACGCCGCTCCACTGTATGATTTAGCCATGTTGAATATAGGGCACCTCCGTAACTCCGCGGACTATGAAGAATCTACACACATAACTGGTCAGCCCACATTAATCATTAATACAAGTATGTCTACGGAAGAATTCAATGCGGCTAATCCGAATGGAGTAGTTATAGGAGCTAGAAGGGGACATAATCTCGGAGAATCAGGCTCAGCACAGTTCCTCCAGGCAAGTCCGAACCAACTAGCTGATACAGCTATGAGCCGCAAAGAACAGCAGGCAATAATGCTAGGTGCACGACTAATTACCCCTACATCTGCAAATGAGACTGTAGATGCTGCCAGAATGAGGCATAGCGGGGAGACCTCTGTGCTAGAGGTGATAGCCCATAACGTTGAACACGCCTTAATCAAGTGCTGTGAGTATGCCTTGGCTTTTATGGGAGATTCCTCTCAGGCAGAGGAAATAGACATCACAGTTAATACAGAATTCTTTGATAGCCCATTAGATCCTAACTTAGTAATGGCCCAGCTTCAACTATACAATAACGGGATCATAGCCAAGTCAGACATAAGAGACGAGCTTCGTAGACATGGAGCACTAGATGAGTCTAGGACAGATGAGGACATAGATGCTGAGGTAGATACTGATACCGGGTCCGACCCCGGGTTTAGTTTTTTACCGAACCCCGAACCCCAAGTACCTAATGGGGGTAGTCAATAATGGCAGGCCCAAGAACTTTCTTGATTAACGCAAGCACTAGACATGCTATATTTGTGAACCGGTTTGCTGGGCGTCAGGCAAAGCTAGCTAGAGAAAGACTGAACCAGTTAAGGGACGAGATCGCGGCCAGATTAGCCCGGCAGGAACTCACAGTCCTCAGCAGAGAGCGTTTAACGGCCCTCTACAGGGAGATCGACCAGCTAGCTGAAGTTACCTACCAGCAAATAGGATCGTCGCTTACAGAGGAAATGAGAGCCTTTGGTGAGCATGAGGCAGAATTCTCGGCAAAGATGTTCGATAGGGCGGCAGAGGCGTCATTTGCTGTACCTGCTGTAACTGCGATTGAAGCGGCCATAACATCTACACCCCTGTTATTACCAGTTGGAAGCCAGAGAATTACTATAGAGCAGGCGCTCGCACAATTCAGCAGACAAAAGCGCAGAGAGCTTATAAGAACAATCAACAGCGGTGTAATAGCCGGTAGAACTAATGACCAGATCATCAAAGACATGACATTTGTGACTAATAAGATTCAACGAAATCATGCTGAGGCATTAACAAGAACAGTAACGAATCATGTCAGCACTGTAGCACGGCAAATAACCATGGAGGAGAATCAGGACATCCTAGAGGGATACGAATGGGTAGCCACACTAGACGGACATACAACGCATACATGCCAGGCCCTAGATGGCCAGGTATTCCCAGTTAACTCTACTACAAGGCCGCCGGCCCATTGGGGATGTAGGTCTACAACCATACCTGTAGTAAAGAAAGAATTCTCTGTAGGCGGACTAGCCAATACAGAGCGACCAGCACGTGGTGCTGATGGAATCGAGCAAGTGTCTTCTAGGACTAGCTATGGTAGCTGGCTCAAGAAACAGCCTAAGTCCTTCCAAGAAGAAGTGTTAGGCCCCAAACGGGCAGCACTATTCAGACAAGGGGGGCTAGCTATCAATAAATTCGTTGATAGCAATTTCAAACCTTATACTCTGGACGAATTACGTTCTAGGGAAAGAGTGGCTTTCGAGGAAGCTGGACTTATAAACGAAACCGGTGCCTAGTGGGCATCAACATTAACCTTGTGGGAGAATGATATGAGTGAAGAGCAGCAAGATAAGAACCAAAGTGAAGATCAGTCTTCAGACTCTAATAACAACGAAGTGGATGATCTTAAGAATCAATTAGAAGCCTTAAGGAACAAGACTAATGAGTTATTAGATGAAAAGAAGAAGGTTCAACAGAAAGCCAGAGAGGCCGAGGAAATGGCCGAGAGGGAGCGGCTAGAGAAGGCTAAGAAGGCAGGCGACTATAAACAGTTGCTTGAGTCTTCTGAAAAGGAGCGACAAACACTATCTGAGCAAT